CTCTAGCGTACTCCCGTGGCTGGGCATTTTACAATTTATCTCCCACGGGTGAGTGTTCCGCGCCATCCCAAAGAGAACACTAGGTGCAAAGCACCCAGTGGTCTAATCGGAATAGCGGCCGCCTGCCAGGCGGAGGGCGGGTATCTCCCGCCTTCTGGTTTTCGGATAACCAGGAAACCCAAGTTTTACCGACACCAAGCGGCAGTACCTACCACCGCCTCAGCTCCAGTGCCGAACCCCCTAGGTTGGTCATTTTGGCCGCCAACCCTCGCATGCACCAGGGGACCAGTGCATGCGTTTCCCCCTAAACACCTTCAGCCTACAGAGGGGACCCTGTGGCATCGAACCTGTTCCACGGAACAGCACGGGCCGGCATAACAGCCGCCTTGTGGTCATTCTTGGTTGACCAACCGGAAAGCAAAGGAACTAGAAACCAGTCCGCCCTTGGCGGCCCCTGTTTCTAACGCGAGCGTTGCCGAAATCCATCAGATCAACGCCCACCTGGGCAGCATCACCCAATCGGCCGGCAACATCTGAGACACCTGGTATCCCAAATTGCCCAACCAACTGGCCGGCTCCAGATGCAAACTCCAAACCACGTCGCGCACCATTCATAACGCGTCTGAACCAATCCCCCGCGGAATTTTCCGAGACCTTGACTCCTGGTGGCAATCGTCTCATGGCAGCCTCATAGGCCTCCATGATCCGCTTGTCTTCGGCAGGTGTCAAGCTCGCGAGGGTAAAGGTGTCCTCATGACGCGCAGGAAAGTACTCAATGATCCAGCGCATGCTAAGTGCCAGGGTAGTAGTCTTTGAAAGGCCACTAAACAAGGCACCAGCAGGTACTGCTGCATTGTGGTGCATCCAACGGCCCTGCCCGGTCATAGCAGCGAAAGCGACTTGGTAGTCCTCTTCCGTGCTCGCAAACCGGAGTGGGCAAGCAACAACTGAGTTCACTCCTGAGGGTGAATCGGCTTCTTCAAGATTCATCCTGAGGACTTCCTGGTACTCAGTTCTCGTGGGTTGATTCAAGGACGGATCCAAGAATGCAACCACAAGAGCACCCTCAGTAGCCTTCTCTAGAACAGTATCATAGAGCAAGGCTGCATCGTCAACGGTCCCCGGCGGTTGTTCCAGTGACAAAACAGAATATGCTGGGATATCAATTGGGTTTGCATCGTTCGCATTCTTGATTCCCAAGACTGAAAGTTCAGTTTCAGACTTGGGCATGCGATAATACTGAACAGCTCCTTGTGCGGTAAGTGCTGCAGTAACGTTGCGTACCTCAAACCCAACAGAAACAACTCTGTATTGGCCTGGAGGATTGTTCACCTGTTCAGGAGCGCCAAATGGTGAGTAGGCGGTCGCTGAATACAAGGATCCGCCGCCAATCTCGTTGACCCCTAGATTGGCACCATTGCGGAATACCTCAATCCCACCAATCAAAGCATCAGCAACAGTAGCGTCTGATGTAAGTTCGGATAAGGGAGAGACATCCTCAGTGGCACCATTGGTGTTCCAGAAGGTCTTTGCGCGCTTGGCGGAAATCGGGCAAGTGAGGGAAGAAATGAATACATTAGCATCCCACAATGCTCCGTCTCCAAGTGTAGAAGGTGCTGAGATGGTAGCTTCCTTACGGTACTGTTGAACATATGACTTACGTCCAATCAAACCATCAGGCATGCGACCTCCCTGCACTTCCGTATCATGGAACGGATCCGTTGAATTGATGAACCATTTGACCGACTCGGGTGAAAACGTACCTGAGAGTGGTGCTTTGGTTTTTGGGGCAGTAAGTATCAATGGAGCTGCCTTGCCTCCCTTTGCTTTGTTTGAACTGGGACTCGGCCCCCCAGTTCGCTGGGCCTTCAACTTGTTCTTTTGAGACATGGTTTAAGGATTACGCCGTCACGTTAAACTCGCGACCCCAGTCCGACTTGCCATAGACTTGAAGCCCAAAATCCCTCAGAAAAAGCGATTGGACTGGTAGTAAAAACGGCGCCAATCCATATTGCAAATTCTGATCACCACAGAGTTGCTGCGTTTCTCGCCATTGCTCAAAACTGAGCTCCAGCAAGAATTGTTGTTCCAAAGTGATCCCAAAGGCCCGCGCAAAACTAGCACGAGTCTCCAAAGTGAGATCACCCTCGGCATTGGTAGGTTCCAACACAACGCCGAAGTTTTCCCTTTGGTAACGGTATTCAGTCTTTAACACATCACGTGTCTTTCTAGCCCTGAAGCCCCTTGGCACGAACCGCTGACACATGCGCCAGTACGACGCTAGCACCGGCACTCCCTTGTTCAGGTGGAGTTCCGCATGTGAAACAGCGTGGAAGTATTCGTAGAAGTCCTCCGTTCGCCAAAACCAATTGGCGTTAATCCCGGGAGCGGTCATCATCTTGAACGGATCTCGCACCATGCAAAATCCATTTGACAACAAAACCGGTCTACACTGGCAGAACAAAACTTGTTCTGCAGACTTCAATGGTTCCAATTCTTCCACTTTCAATTCATGACCAAACCGAAGGTAATGGGAAACAAATGCCTCTGATGTGAACACCAACTGGTATTCCTCATTCACAAGCACAACGCAGTCATCACCGTCAATCAGGTAGCGAAAATGCGTTTCTGGAACACCTATGCGCTCCATAAACGATCGCAACATGATTGCGTTAATGATCGAGTTACCAAGCCCAGTGTCCAAATCTCCGGACATGCGCTTACCCTTCACGGTATAACTCAAGAAAGGGGACCGACATCGATTATTCAACTGCCAGTCAAGTAACTTCGCCAACTCGGCACGTTGGGCAACATTCAGGAAAGGGTGTAGTGAACGCTTATAAAAGTCGTGACAAAGCCTCAACTGAAAAACATTCACATGCCCACCAAAAGCAGAGCAGTCAAGTGATGCGTAGATACACTTGCCGCCCAACTCTCGAATCATTTCCAAAATGCGCTCAGCGCGCCGTCTCACATTCATGGACTTTGCAAAGCAAAGCCCAGGGCCAAGGATGCCCGCAACACTGTACAACGTGTGTTCAAGGTTGCACAGGTAACGAAGCAATGAGATCAAGAACCGGTACGGCAGACCCTTGCCGTCCCGAAAAGAAATCACCCTTGGCTTCAATCCGATAATGGGCTTGATGGGGAGCTTCTCAATCTTACCGAAAACCTTCACCGCAGCATCATCCTTCCTAACTGGATCAGCATGCAGCGAGGCAAGCGCAGCCATGCAATTCAGTCGTTTGGTGCCAGTGTAGCGTTTCCGTACATGATTTCGAATCATCTCATCAGTCAATGGTTGCAACTTGCCAGTGCGACGCATTTTGACTGATGATGCCCTGATTATCGGCTTCAAACTGTCCCCCAGACCTACATCTGGCTCCGGGACAGGCATCAACACCCTGGTCCTGACGGCGTACTCAAGATTAGCTTGGGTCGGTGCAGGGATATCGAAATTGGAATTCCAAAGTGTTGCAACTTTCTTCAGTTTCTTAACCCGCACGCGCTGTGCAACACGATAGCGCGCGCCCTCAGCAAGTTCAGAGGGCGGGAGAGATCCGGTTCGGTGTGTAAACGCGAACCGGGTCCTGCGGGTTAATTGAAACTTTGCACGAGCGACTCCAAACGGAGCTGCTCGAACAATACCTCGGCAACCATTCCCACGTCAGCATCTGGAAATGCTTCAAATTCCCCTTGCAAAAGTTCTCGAAGACGTGTACGAACCAACTCGGACCGGAAGTCAACGGTTCCAAGAGCGGTTCGCCAGAGAGCAGCGGCTGCAACATAAATGCTCTGCAACCGCCGATTGCGACGACGCAAAACCACCAAGCACTGATGGACATAGGCCTGTCGACAAGAGGGGAAAAACCAAAGTAAGCACTTAAACACTGGATGCAGCCAGCGAATGAAGTGCAAATTGAAAGTTGCAAAATCAACCGGAACATGTGCCTGACTTCCATAAAACACCACTGACCATCTCTCCATCATCCGCAGCCAATAGCTTCTTTCGCCCGACTGTGTGCAGCAATACAAACAGCGACACTCAACCCGTTCCTCCTCAAAATCAAACATGAGGCGGAGGTGAGAAATCGTCATTGAATCTGCACTCAACAGAAGGGTAGCTAACGCTGAACGCAATGCCACATCAAAGTCGTTCCGGTTAGCATTCTCGAGTAATTGCATACACTCGAGGGCACGTTGGACGACTTGAGTGGGGATGACCACCAAAGCTGGTTGCATAAAAGTCAAGGACCCATCAACTTGCAGAGCAAATGTGACGTAACCTAAGCCCGCCCGATCCAATCGCTGGTCATCGAGCGCATGATGAACACTGGCAAAATAGCCAATGGTCAATTTGGTGGCTTCGGAATTAAAGTCACGCTCTGCACGAACAAAATTCGACTGTGCTTGTTTGTAAACATGCTCGTTGAATGGGTTTGCAGCTTGAGCTGCGACCATCAGCACTTGCGCTTGCTGAACTTCTTGTGACAATCTGCTGACATTTGCCCGGGTACTCAAGCACCAAAACCCATAGGAATTGGCGCCACCCCGACGGCGTGTTCCAATCGCATCAGAGAGAGAAATCAATTCTCTCCTCCAAATACGCCTTGGCAACAAATAGTCAAACGCCACACGATTGCCCTGTAGGACAAACATGTAACACACAGAAAAGGCACAAAACAACAAGAAAAGCACTAAAAACAGTCGCATGAAAACATACCAATGGGACAGTAAAATATATGATACTGCACCAAACGCCTGCAAGAACGCGTATAAAAATCGGATGAACCCTGGCAGAACAAGGCCCATACCGTGGAAGTTAAAACCCGATCGCCCAAAAGCATCGTCAGCAACTTGCCTCCAAATCTCCAACACGAGTAAAATCACTCGGTGGGCCGCCTCAGAGGAAAGTGCTTCGACATACAAATGGTAGAACTGGTCAGCGTCGACTAACAATTCATACAGATACAACATCTCCGCTCTTTTGTCTGTTGAAGGTTTGCCACACCGGAAGAATGATGTTATCATCTCCTTCAGTGGTGCGAACATGCGATGCATCTGAAACCCGGTGGCAGGATCCGTAGCCCACACCCGCTCAAGCTTCAATTGCAACAAAACCCGAAGCTCAATGTGATAATAGTAATCATACACAATGAACACCAGGAACACAAACCATGCCCACAACAAAATTGACATCTGCGAGCGAACATGCCATGACGCATAAAATAGCACATAAACAAAATGCACCAAATACACGAACAAAACAGTCGCTCCAACAGAGGCCCATGCGGACATAGCTCCAACAAAACCAAGTGCCTCGGGGATAAACAATCCAACGAGGTAATTCGTGGCCAAATGCATCAACACCCTCAAAACCCAGGATGAGACATGGCAGGTACGCCAACAATGCAAGAAACCAACGAACAGAGACTGAACAACGTAGCCCAAGACAACGTCCCAAAGGACATCCTGACCATCGTTGAACAACAAGATGAAGTTCAGGAACGCACCATCTGTTAAGAACTTGATAGCACATTCAAGAATTGCAAAGTGTTGGACTTTGGTGTAAACTGCTGCAAGGTCCATTTTGCCGCTCAAGTCAATATGGTTGGAACGAATCCAACCAAAAACCACTTCTTCAAGCAAAACGCACCATAGCAACACAGTCCAATAGACGGAAAAGAAGACCAGTCCCTGATCAGTCCAATCGCTATCATAGTAATTAGCACCATGGAAAGGAAAACTAGCGCAATCCTTCTTGAGCTTGGTTGATCCAGTATGGTTGCCTGACGAAGAGCCCATTGAGCGAACAAAATCTTCCATGTTCAGCCCATTTAGCCCAACCATCATCTGATTTGCACACTGCAAACCTGACCTATCTGGATGATAACTCAAACTCAAGCGACGGAAAGCCCGCTTGAAAGCGGCTTGTTTGCAGTCACTCAACACACCATGGACCATGTCTACACCAGCAACACATGGCCCTCCAACACACCGCAATGCAGGATTACACTCATGCATCGCAGCATCAACAACTTCCAACGCCAAACAACTCATTCTAAGATCATCGGAATCAACACATTCGCAAGCCTGTGTTGAACCGATTAGAAGAGCCACAATCATCAGGGCAAGACCAACGTGGACTTGGCCTTGCCCCCTTCCCACCACTGCACCGTAGTGGGGAACAAAGTGAACCGGATCTCGCGCGCCGGGTGACGCCGTGGACACCGCCACGGTCGGGGAATTGGTACTATGTGTTTCGGTAGTCCTTTCCAAAGAACCACCACACCTTTCTCCGACTTCTGCCTCGGGGGGCTTTACAGATTTTGAGGAAGAGGCACGTAATGCTCCACAATGGGGTACCAACCCATTGCTTCTCAGCGGTACAGTTTGCTCCACAGGGCCACAACCGCCTGTTTCAAAGCCAGGTGTGCAATTACCACCCATTATCGTAAACGACAATGGTGCAGCAACAGAACACGACAGGGGCGATGACACCCCTGGACCCAGTATTGCCCGTCATCAGGATAACCTCCACTGGTTGCCGAATCACACGGCTGGCAGTACGACTGCCTATCGGGGACATGCCACCTCGCGAACGTACAGTGGCAGTGCGTTACCGACGCCCAGGCTCGCAATGGGCGCCAAACTGGTG